TGGAAGCTCCATCGAGTCACGATGTCACTTTGGTAGAATACCGGAGGCAGGTTGCCGGGATCTCTCAGTTCTGGTGGAGTGCTTACCGACATGCCGACCCAGCCGTGCAAGGCCAGGTCGATCGGATTTTGAGAGAATGTCACTGTGATGGAGTACCGGCTTATGAGTCACTGAATAAATTCAAGTCACTGGTTTTAGAGGCCCATCCGCTCGCCAAGCCGAGTGTTCTTGATGACTCCAACCAAGCGGATGAGCAGCGAGATATACAGCGGAATACGCTTGTTCCCTGTCTCCCAATGCCAGATCAGCATGTGGTCGGAGAGTCCGCATATCTTCGCGAGCGTGCGCATCGAGATACCGAGCAGTTTACGAGTCTCGCGGAGCTCCTCCGGGGTCATCCTGACCGGACCCCTGGTCGATGAGTCACGTTTTTGTGTGTGTGTGGTTAGATGGTTCATTTGTATGCATCGTTGCTATGGTTAACCTGGTTTGGGCTGACTTCAAGACGCTCTCCTTCAAACCAACGTCCATCTTTCATCAGATAAAGAGTCACGTTGGCATTCGGGTTATACCAGGCATCTTCGACTTTAGGGTCGTCGCTATGACTTAAAAACCAATCTTCACTGGTTAGATCATAAATGATTTCAGATTTCATAGTGTCCTTTTTGTTCTGAGTTTGTTAAATTCAAAGTCCTACCTCGAGTGTCCTTGAGGTGATGGATCCCGGGCTCGAGCATTGCCGTGCGTTTGAGAGCCCGGGGTTTTCCGTTAGTTAGTATTTTTCGTTCAATGGGAGGATTCTCTTTCCCATCTTCTTCAGAACCTTAACGGCTCGGATGGCGTAGTCCTGGGCGCAATTCCCAGTACAAAACTGGCTTTTGTTTTTCCATCCGAATCCAATCAGATCATTGTAGTCTGAACGAGCCCGGATCCCATCATCAGCCTCGATGATTTCCTTGACTTCTTCCCCCCATCCATTGAGCTTAGTCTCGACCCTTTCCGGAGTCGGATCCTGAACATGGACCAGGACTTGGTTGAAGCTTGCAGATAGTTGTTCTCCACAATGAAGACAATGCGGTCGCTTTCCTTGCCATTCTTCATAGAAGATGTGTCGTGAGACTTTTTGTTCTTCCCGGGAAAGGATGCTTTTTTCCTGGTCCCTTTGATTGATCAAGTAGTAATTCATACTGTTTTCCTTTCATGGTTCATTATGCCAGTACAGTTGACCGTTATCATCGATCATGCGCTCGATCCGGATCTCATCCTCGTCGAGCCTGTTCTGCATGTCACGTCCGTCGAGTTCATCGACTAGCTTCCTGGCATGATCCACCAGGGCTTTGAAGGGATTGTTCTTCCGGTGTTGCTCGGATCCATGCAGCAGCGCATTTAAAACGACATAACGTGCAGCATAGTATCCGAAGCGGTCGAACTTATACCGGCCTAGGTTGACCAGGGCTTCACGGATCGCGCTATCCCTAGCTTTGATTAGTTTCTCGATTGTTTCCATGTCAGTGTCTCGGATATGAAATATTAAGCACGCCAGGATCCCAGCATTTCCGGCATTCCAGGCATTGATTTTTCTGACTACGTGCCGGGCATGTCCAGCCCTGAGTCACTACGGTCGATGTTCCAAGCCCGTATTTTCTCGCGAGCTTCTCCGGTCCCGGTTCATCGATCATATGGGCAGAGAGTCGGATCATTAAGTTTGGCGGGCATGTCACTTTGTTAAGTACACGAGTCACTGTCCGATATTCCCGGGTTGGTAACCAGTGCCTGACATGTGGTGTCAGTTCGCAGACTCGAATGATCCGCTCAAGCATTCGGTCGCTTTGCAAGTCACCACTATCAAGCCAACGGAACCAGGTCTCGCGCTCAAGTGCTTTGGTCATTAGATCAATCCAGGCAACGCCGGTGCGTTCGAACCTGGTTTGCCTGCGCTCCTGCGCATGCTGCACAACTTCGAAGCTGTAGTGGCCTTTGCAGGCATAACAGCTGTTACAGACTGAGCCATCAATCTGCCTTAGTTTTGATCCTGCTTTGCAATGCCTGGCTGAGATCGACCAGCCTTTCCCGGGCATTTTACCAGGGTTCGAGAGTCCACCGATTAAGGCCTGCGCCTCAGTCACTGTAGTAAATTCGTCCATCGTAGTGTCCTTTGATGAAATTAAATCCAGATTGCCGTCTGGATCCTGATCGAATGACCAGGCGCGGAGCCTCTCGCTTGAAAGGCTCCTGGTCTAGTCAGTGCTTTCGGTTGAAGTTTTCGATAAAAACAAGAGCTGATTCAATTCGTCCAAAGAATTTGAAACAATCATGCGGTTTATTTGCAGGGCTTCGCGTCTCGAAACCATCATAGTCTTGAGGGGATCCGCATTGACAACCTAGTCGGATGAAAACCGGGTAGTCCTGGTGATCCGGGTCACGTTCGCATAAGACTGCGTAGGGTTTTTCTTTCATAGTTCCTCTAGTGCAAAAGGTTTTCAAGACCTAGGTCAATCCAGGTCTGTATGCTTTTCTTGTCAAGCCCCGGGTCGATGCCTCTCCAGTAACCATTTGATTTATTCCAATCAATACACTTGAACAGAATTTGCTTGAATTCTTCCAGCGTGTCAGCTGTTTCAATCGTGGTGTCTCCTTCAGCGTAGGAAACTATTTTGAATTGTTCCGGATGCGCCCAGGTTCCGAAGTAGGATGCATCTTGCGTGGTGTCAATCTGAGCCCAACCTTTTGAGACTGAGCACAAATCGAAATCAAAGGCGTAGCGGTTCTCTGCAGATTCTTCTCCTATTGTTGAATATCCGTAGCGTTCAGTTTGAATAGGCATTTTGTCCTTTTGTTTAAAGTGATGGATCCAGCCTTGCCGGGCCGGCCTAGTCTGTTTGACCAGGTGCGCTGGCACTCGCGAGAATGCCAGCTGATCTAGTCAAGCGGGTTAGTAGTAAACGAGCTCGTTTTGATGGTTCATTAAAATACAATTTTCTGTTTCGTGGTGCTTAAACTTGAAGCCATCTTCATCTTCGTGAGTGTTCCACATGATGTAGGGGGCATATTGGATGTTGTGCCGGTAGTCCAAGTCTCCTTCCCAGAAAGCATCAACCAGGGACCGGATAAAGGTTTTTGCTTTTCCCGGGTTCCAGTAGTTTTCGAGGCCTTTGACAACTATAATTCTTATATTCTTGGTTTCGTTTTCGTAAATGATCGCGTTTCCGTGTTCTTGAAATTCCATAGCATTATCCTTGTGGTGATTAATTATTCGAATAAGCTGAGCTGCTTATTCTTATCGTGAACAAACGTAGCCTTGCCGGGCTCACGTTCGAAGGTCATGACCGGAACATCGTCGAGGAACGACGGCTGCTCGATCGTGGAAGGAAAGACCGAGACCCGAGGGCATCGGATGGTGTCCGGATCCGCGACGGGCTCCGGGGTTGGTTCTGGTTGTGGTTGTGGTTGTGGTTCTGGCTGGGCTTGATCGCTCCAATGATCTATTTCAATCCAGCCCTGGGTCGGTTCGTAGTTTGAACCGTGGACAACTAAAGTAGCTTTGTTTTTACATTTCCCACATCTATGCGAGCGGATGATGTTATCTTCTTCGGATATTTTATATCGATGAATATCTTTTGCTTTCTCGGTCGACTCTCTTCCGCATTCTTTGCAGACTGACCAGGCATCCGGAGTGGTCCAGGTGCATGTATGACAGCGGTCTGGATTCACTCCTAGCTCAAGCATTTTCGCTTTCCAGGCTGGACCGTGATGGGCTCCAGGTGGCAGTAGTGCGTGGGCTATTTCGTGAATGATGGTTTGTTCGAGGTCGTCCGGGCTTGTCTTCAATGCATAGTCCAGGGTCAAACCGATTTGCTTTTTGCTATACTTACAGACTCCAGCTCTGCGCTTTGACTTGTTATCTATGACCAGGGACCAGCCGTCGAGGCCGTGGTGGTTCATAGCTTCCGTGGCCTGGGCTTGTACTTCTTCCAGGGTTCTTAGTTCTGGATTCAAGAATAGGTGGTGTTCATTGATTCGCATTTGTGTCCTTGAGTTGTGACCGTTTGCCGGCGGTCTGTTCAATAGCTGACTGTTAAAGTATGTTATTATCATACAGCTAAAAATTGACTTTTCAAGATAAATCTTTACTTAGTCAATATTTGATTGTTTTAATCCACAAAACCAGCTGGCCGTAGGGCTGCAGCCGGCCCGGTCAAGGGACTCGCAGTCCTTTCAAGCCCTTCCCGTATAAGGATTCGCGCGAGTAGTGGTGGTATCATGTGGTTTTAGCCCTTGCAGAGCCGAACCGGATCGAGTATCGGTCCAGAAAAATGATCATTCAATGAATTGCTAGGCATCGAAAATGACCCCCCGGGGAACAAAATTGGCCTCGCGCGAACCATAGGTGGTCTCACCACTCTTCACGGGGAGAAAAAACGCTCCAAATGCCCAAAACAACCACCCCATCTCCACCGAAGAAACTGCGCGTTCCCAAGATCCAGAACAATCCGATCGAGCACCGCAACACCAAAGGCTACATACGCCCGGTAGAGACTCAGGAGTTCATCCAGAAAGCAGCCCTACTCACCCCGAAGGAGCGCGACCAGCTATTGACCCCATCGGAGAAGGTCAAGGCTCACCAGCTGAAAACCCAGATCGAAGAGCAAGTACGCTCCAACCTCGGCAAGACTTCCGGGCTCGCCCTGGATAACTTGATCAAGCTCGCCTTCCATGCAGATTCAGAACATGTGAGAGCACGCTGCACGATTGATCTATTAGACAGAGCTGGCTTCAAACCAATCGAGAAAGTACAGCACATCAAAGCACCAAGGACACCAGAGGAAGTAGAAGCAGAGCTCGCAGCAATCGTCGGGAAGGATCAAGCAGAAGTCCTGCTCGGTAAACGGAAGCTAGTGAATTAGCGATGAAACGCAAAGGAACGATCCTGACACGCGAGAAGGCTCTCGAGTTCTCTTCCGGAGTATTGACAGAGGAGGCAACTTCCGGGTTCTTAGGAATGTATCCCGTTTTCGGCAAAGACATCGAAATGACAGAAGCCGTGAAGGAAGCTGAAGAGTTGAGAACTCAGCTGAACATGGGTCGCAAGAATAAGTTTAGTTACTCTCGTGGGCTCTCTTACGGGAGTGGTCGCAATCTAGGATTGGAAGACAGCGAGATGGATTTAATGAGCGAGCATTTTGATACTCCCATGTTCCAAAGAAAGCTCTCTCCCTTGCACATGAGACCGCACGAACCACCTGGTTCATTCAACTATGAGGATCTGACTGAAGAGCAAGCAGAGAAGGAACTAGGACGGGTTCTTGAAGGGATAAAGCCACGAGGAACACCCTGGCAGAACTTTTTCAATTGGGAGAATAAGACAGATAATTTAAGAAGCTGGATTAAAGTCAAGAAAGCGCAACTTTACAACAAACGAAAGTGATGATGCGATGACTTGGGTAGACAACAAAGAGTTTAAATTCAACAGAGATAATCAAGAAGGAGGTGATATGCCTAGCTGGAAGAGACCATCAGGGAAAAAGATCAAGCTCACGAATCCGGAGCTCAAGAAGACAGTCGAAGTTATTGAGAACTCAGATGAGCATCGGATGCTCACCGGGCATGGTTACCTCGTCAAGAAAGCGGGCCGTCCGAAGAAGGAGGATTGAATGGCTGACGGGAACTGGCCTGTTCTGCGATATGATGACCCTCTTGTGTGTGTGTGAATGGAAGCCTTATTAGAAAATGATCAAGTCCGTGACCAGGTCGTCGATCTGCTGAGTGAGCATGTCGAGATCCTGGAAACGAATCAGTTACAGGCTTATTCGCCTTATGACTATCAGCGTAAGTTCCATGCCGGTAGAGATGAGGAGGGAAACACTGCGAGACAGCGGATGCTCATGGCAGGAAACAAGACGGGCAAGACCTATTGTGGAGCGATGGAGCTGAGTTATCATCTTACCGGCCTTTATCCTGAGTGGTGGGAGGGTTTGAAGTTCGAGAAACCGATCAAGGCATGGGCAGCAGGAAACACATCGAACAACACGCGAGATATCGTGCAAGCAGAACTGATCGGAGAACCAGGAGATCCGGAAGAGTTCGGAAAAGGATCAATCCCGAAGCATCTGATTGTTTCAACAGAGAGACAGCCTGGAGTTCCGAATGCCGTCGCTCAGGTTGTTGTCAAGCACATCTCCGGAAGGAACTCGAAGCTCCAGTTGAAAAGTTACGAGCAAGGGAAGACAGCCTGGATGGGAACAGCCGTTCAATGCTGTTGGCTAGATGAAGAACCTCCACAGGATATCTACTCTCAGGCTCTCAGAGCGAGCTTGAAAACTGGAGGATTGGTTTATATGACCTTCACTCCAGAGAATGGCCTGACCGATGTTTGTGCGAGCTTCATGAATCAGTTGAAACCAAACCAGGCTCTCTACCGGGCGACCTGGGATGATGCACCACACTTATCGAAAGAGATCAAAGATGAGATTCTGGCAGCACTTCCTCCGCATGAAAGAGAAATGCGCTCGAAAGGTATCCCTGTCCTGGGATCTGGTCTGGTATTCCCGGTTCCAGAAGATCAGATCGCGGTTCCTCCGTTTTCCATCCCTCAACACTGGGGGAGGATCTGTGCAATCGATTTCGGCTACGATCATCCGACTGCGGTTGTCTGGCTCGCGCATGATAGGGATTCTGATGCGGTCTTCGTATACGACTGTTACCGGGTCGCTGGCAACACTCCGGTCATTCATGCACAGGCAATCAAGGATCGTGGCTCCTGGATCCCGTGTGCGTGGCCTCATGACGGGCATGTTCACGACAAAGGTTCAGGAACACCATTGGCAGCACAATACAGGAGACTTGGAGTCGAGATGCTCGGAGAACATTTCCAGAATCCGGATGGTGGCATCAATGTGGAGCCAGGCATTATGGAGTTATTACAAAGGATGGAGTCAGGCCGATTCAAAGTCTTCGGACACCTCAATGACTGGTTCGAAGAGATGAGGATCTATCATCGTCAAGACGGCAAGATCATCAAGAAGCATGACGACCTCATGGCAGCAACCCGTTATGGAGTGCAGTCTCTCAGGTATTCCAGGACACTCTCATTCGAACCACGGCCTCGCTATGCAGAAGGATCCTTGAACTGGAAACCCTTCGCAGCAGAGCTTGAGATGGAAGGACTACCGGCATGAGTGTTCTGACACGCTATCACAACTTGAGATCGAAGTACCGCACAGCAGGATCCCGGCTTCATGAGGAACAAGGAGCCTATGCGAACCTTCTCCAGCAGCAGAAGAAGTTACAAGAATCGACCTACGGTAAAGGGCCGGATTCCCTGCAAAGCAAGTGGACGAAAGCCGGTGAAGATGTTTCCGCGATGCAAACCGAGATGTATGGTTCCGAGGGATATAAGGATTGGGTGAAAGCCAAACAGGCTTACAGCACAGCATCGATCAGTGCTTATGGAGAAACAGGTACTGGTGGAGAATATGGGACACTGAAAGGTAAATACGATACAGCTTATGAAAAAGCTTATGGTAAAACGGGAACAGGTGGGGAATTCGGCAAATTGAAGAAGGAATATGACACAGCGTATACAAAGGCGTACGGAGAAACCGGGCAAGGTGGGGAATATGGAGAATTAAAGAAAAAAATAACAGATTGGGGAACAAAATCAGATGCCATCGTGAAACTGGCTGGTGACAGAACTAAGCGTTTCACCGCTGAAGATTATCTCTCAGGAAGCAAGATGGAAGCATTCGAGAAGAGAACTGGCAAGGTCACCTATCATCCTCTTCCGGGTGCTGTTTTCACAATGGCAGGGGGTGATCCTCCATCATCTGGAATAAAGAGATATGACACAGGACTCTCAGGTGATGTTGAGTTAGATAAGAAGATGGAAAGTAGTGGTTCTGCTGCTTTCGATGATTACAGGAAAGCGAGAAGGGAATGGAGGCGAGCCCAGGTTAAGTTTCGTTCCGGTTCGTTTTTAGATGATTTGCCCGGAGAAGTTGAAAAAACCCAACTTGCAGACATGAAGACCAAGTTATTCAGTCCAGATTACATGGAACTGGATCACGGGAAGATTTCGGATTATGGAGTATTCGAGGATTTGGATTTCAAAAACACAACTGAGAATATATATAAGAATTTACGAGGTTGGGCCACTAATCGCCCGGATCTTTGGGAGAAATGGGGTGGTGAAGATTTTACAAAACACATACGACGTGCATTCGCTCAATTAAACTGGGCTGGTCATGCTTTCTATGGGAAAGATGGTAAAGGAGGGGCCACGCAAGCCTATCAAGCCTGGGGGAACACCCCGTCTGCCTGGACGAAAGCTATTGAAGGATTAGGAGCTAAATACAATCTCTCCGGGATCCAGGCTGACATCGAGGGACTCCCGGCAAAATACAATCTCTCCACAATGAAATTAGATCTTGAAAACATTCCGACCAAATACGGTTTGAATGCAAAGAAGGCAGCAGTCAAGAGCGCATACGAAGGTGAAGCATACTCTGGTTATCGAACGAAGCTCGCGGAACTTACATCAACAACAGAAGGATACGAAAGGCAGATTAAAGGTCCAGCTGGTGCTGATGCAAAGCTCGCTAAGTTAGAAACAGACATTGGAGCCTCTCAGGCAAGGATCCGTCAATATGGTGGCAACCAGGCTTTACTCGCGATGTCGTTACCTGGAGCAATGACAGATCTGGCATTTGCAAGAGAAACAAGAAAACGAGGAACCCGGGAATCCGCGTTCCGGACTACGACTCTGACGAGTCGATCACCCTATCGATATTAGGAGGGTTTATGAGTTGGTTAAGTGATGAGACTAACAGATGGAATACTGCTATCCAGGAAAATTTTGATGCTGGCAACTGGAAGAAAAGGTTTGGCATCACAGGGGATATTTTGAATCCCACAACCTATCATGATGCTTGGGGTGGTGGAGAATGGATGAACCGCTTTGGTCTAATTAGTGGCCCGAAAGGTTTTGAGGATTCCGGAGATTGGTTCACGAAATCATCAAAATGGTGGACACAATTAGGTGGTGATAAATTTGATGAACAATGGGGAGGAGGAGCCTGGATGGATCCTGGAAAGCGTAATGTTTTAGGTTTAGACAGAGAAGGGAATATTCCAGGGACAGGGACTAATATACATAATCTTTTGACTCCAAATCTAGGGTCGGTTCTTGATGCAGCGGTTAATGCTTTGGGTGATGATGGTGGTAATGGTGATGGCACACCAACCACAACCGCTGATGCCGAGACACTCGCGAAAGGTTTCGATCTAGGTGATGAGCAAGCAGAAAGAGATCGACTCGCGAAGATGCGTAGAATGCTTGCCGGTCGCTATGGTAGAGCAGAAACCAACCTCACCGGAGGAACCGGTTTCGGATCTGGATCGCAGCGTACCATTGGAGGATACAGCTGATGGCAGAATCCTTCTCATTCCAGGAACGGCAACCCACTCCTGAAGAACGGGAGCTCGCACAGCAGATCTCTCAGGAGTTCTCCGAGATGGAGAGTGAACGCCACAACTGGGAGAACTATTGGCAGGAGATTGCCGAATACATGATCCCAAGGCGAGCAGACTTCAACACGAAGCATTCTCCTGGTGAGAAACGACGATCGAAGATCTATGAAGGAACCGCAGTAAGAGCCCTCACAAGGTTCGCCAGTGGTCTTCATAACACACTCACAAGCTCTGCCTTATCCTGGTTCCAGTTGAAGGCTCCACGACCTTTGATGCAGGATCGTGATGTCCAGTTATGGGTCGAAGAAGCCCAGAGATTATGTTTGGAAGTTTTCAATCGTCCCCAAGGAAATTTTCATCCTGCTGCTCATGAGTTCTATCTCGACCTTGGTGCATTCGGAACCTCCGTGATGCAGGTCTATGATGAACCTGGTGTCGGCCCGATGTTTCGAACCTTTCATCTTGGAGAATGCTTCCTTCAGATGAATTATCTCGGAAGAGTCGATACGGTCTATCGCAAATTCTCTCATACTGCAAAAGCCCTAGTCGAAGAGTTCAGTCTTGAGAATCTCCCTGAAGGAGTTGCGAGATCCTACCTCGAAGGCAACCCCTACAAGAAGTTCGAATGCTTGCATGTCGTCAAGCCTAGAAAAAATAGGGACATTGGAGAAGCAGGACCACAGAACATGCCATATGAGAGCATCTATATGCTCTTAGACTCGAAGTTCATCACTTCAGTCTCAGGCTTCGAACAGTTTCCATTTTGTATCTCAAGATGGGAACGCCAAAGTCAGGAGGTCTATGGTCGTGGCCCGGGAATCGAAGCGATCGCAGACTGCAAGATGCTCAATAAAATGGAGGAACTTGGACTAAAATCACTCGCAAAGATGGTTGATCCGCCACTGCTAGTACCTGATGATGGGTTTCTCTCTCCAATAAGAACTCAGCCTGGTGGACTGAATTACTTCCGCGCAGGATTATCTCAGAACGATCGGATTCAACCTTTGGAGACCCGTGGACGACCTGATTTGAATGAAGCAAAGATGGGTCAGGTCCGTGATGCAATCAATCGCTCATTCTATCTCGATTTACTCGAGCTCCCTGGGCCGACTGCTGCAGATGGTGATGTGCTTCGTTTCTCTGCAACTGAAATCATGCAAAGGCAGCGTGATCGGCTTTCAATCCTCGGCCCGATCGTCAGCCGTCAGGAAGTTGAATTCCTCGGTCCACTGGTGGAGCGAACACTTTTCATCATGGTTAAAAACCAGATGCTTCCTCCTCCTCCTGAGATTCTGATCGATGCTGATTTCCAGGTCGAGTATTCGAATCCCGTTGGAATCTCGCAGAGAGCCGGTGAGATGACATCGATCTCGAGTTTGATGCAGTTCTTAACACCAATCGCTCAAATCGATCCATCCGTGATGCGTCGATTGGATCCTGGACAGATTGCAACCTTGGCAGCAGAGATCCTGCGTGTTCCACCGTCGGTCTTTAAATCAGAAGAAGAATTTGCATCAGAGATGGAGGCAGAAGCCCAGGAAATGGCAATGCAATCTCAGATGCAGGAACAAATGGCAGTAGCAGAAGCAGATAACCTGGTCTCAATGGCAGACCGCAACCGTGCTCAAGCATCCCTGAACATTGCTAAAGCGACGGAAGCAGCTTAAATCAGACTATGAAACCACGTTCGGCACAGATGCCGGGAAGCGTGTATTGGCTGACCTGTGTGGTCGGCATTTTGTGTTCTCCAGTACATTAGTTCCTGGAGATCCTTATCACACACACACCAATGAGGGGCGGAGGTCTGTAGTAACAGACATCATGAATTATTTGAGTGTGTCAATCGGTGAACTTGAACAATTAGAGAGACAATCGCATGACAGAGAACGCGACCTCGACTCCGAGTATTGATCCAATAGAGGCTCCTCCAGCCATGCCAGGCTCGATCCTGGGTGGTGAAGGTACTCCAATCCCTGGATCTGAAGAAAGTTCTGGATCTTTTAATCCAGACACACTACCCGTTGAATTAAGGAACGAACCTTCTTTGAGGAACTTCAAGAACGTAAACGACCTCGCAAAGTCTTATGCGAATCTCGTTCACAAGCTTGGAGCCCCAAGTGAAGAACTCGTCCGGGTTCCGAAGGATGGTGATAAAAACGAGGTTTATGACAAATTAGGTCGTCCTGAATCTCCGGAAGCTTACCAATTCGTCGGGGAAACCCCGGATCACTTCAGAAGCTTCGCTCATGATACCGGCCTCTCCCAAGAACAAGCCGGGAAGTTTTATGATTACATGTCCGAACAAGCCAGAACGGACAGCGAGAACGCCCGTAAGGCTTATGAACAGGAACAGCTGGATTACCAGCAAGGGCTCTCCAAGGAATGGGGAGATGAGTATGGTAAGAACTCAGAGCTTGCCAGACGAGCATTCCTGCAATTTGCAGATCCGGATGCCGTTAAGTTCATGGAGGAATCAGGCCTCGGGAACCATCCCGGGTTAACCAAGATGTTCTCCAGAATCGGTAAAGCTTTTAGTGAAGATGGAAGGCTGATGTCTGGTGATGATGGTCGCATTGGTGGCATGTCAGCAACAACAGCAGAAGCCAGAATCAAGGAATTGAAAGCCGATCAGAATTTTCAACTCGCATACAATAGTGCAACGCATCCGAAACATGCAGATGCTGTAAAAGAAATAACGAATTTATACCATTACCTAGGTTAACTAGGTAGATCCCCTGCTCTAGGTTTTTTGGCCTCGGATAATTCGATCGAGAACCCAAACGCTTAAAGAGCCCACAATACGGAGCCTCCTCGAGATAACTCCAGTGATTTGGCAGGAC